AAAAATAAATTTATATAATTTATTTTTCTCGGATTAAGAAAATATAAGAAAATATAAGGAAAATATAAGGAAAATATACATATAATTATCAAGAATTATCAACTTTTCATATACTAGTATAAAACCCAGTTTCCTTGAGATTCATATGCTTTAATTTGATAAGAATAAACTTTTGTAGACATTTTTTATTTTGTTATTTTTGTAATATAAACAAAGTAAATAGTTTAAAAGTCAAATTTTTTATTTAGTAATCTCATCAAAATATGATTTATTTTGATCACACCATTTTTTATTTTCTTCACGTATGTGATACCAATCACATAAATATGAAAGAAAGGATGTACTTATTTTAATTTTTCGAACATTTGTATAATCTTTATTATTTTCATCAAATGGTTTATCTGATTTATATGGAATAAATTCTTCTGTATCTGAATAATAATGAGCATAGATATCATAAGATGGAACATAAATTTTTGTCAGACCTGTTTTTTCAAAAGCATAAGCATCAACTTCTTTAGTAAAAATATTAGAAAGACGAGTTAGAAAAGACATTTTTATTTTGTTATTTTTGTAATGTTAACAACGTAAATAGTTTAAAAGTCAATTTTTTTATTTATAACTAAAGTTATAAATAAAAAAATAGAGGCAAATAATTATATTATTTAATCATTCTATCATTCTATCCAATCAATTTTTTGCACATTATCTTTTGTAAATTGGTTGATATAATCGATTATATAATATTTATATTCTTTTTCCCGTAAATATTTAATTTCGTAATTAGTAAAAGCATAATCATTTTTATTTAATTCATTTTTATCAAATTGATAAATTAATTGAGTTGTTCTATTTATTAATTCATCTTTTGTTATTTTTGTATTAATATCTTTAATAGGTATATAAATAATGTTATCAATTATTTTATAATTTTCTTCTAGAGATTTACTATTATTAAATTCATCTTTTAACAAATATTTTAATGTATTTCTAAAAATATTTTCTGAAATTTTTTTCTCTCTATATTTAACCAAAATATCATAAAATATATCAGTTTTATTATTGTGGATTAGAATTAAATGTTTAATTTTATTTTTATATAAATATTCTTTCATTATCATTGTTAATATTTCATCAATTCCATATTTATATTCATTAAATTTTGAACTATATTTGACATTTAATAGATTATCAAATTTTTTATAATATTCACATTCTGATAGATTTTTATTTAAAATACATTTAAAAAAATCATCCAATATAATTAATGGAAATTTTAATTTATTAATAATTGTTCCAGCCATAATAGGAAATTTAATATTGAAATATTTTGTTAATATTTGGAAACGTGGTTGCAAATCATATTCTAACCTAGTTCTATAAAAAAAATCAACTTGTGATTTTTTGAAATTATATAAATTTTTTTTTGTTGCTTCTAATTCATAATTTTTTAAATCTATATCTAATACTATAACTAAATTTATATTTTTATTATATTCTGTATCAAATAATGGGTATAATCTTGGTATTGTTCCAACTAAACCTTTATGATGAATATCATCATATTTAAATTCATTCATTTCATATCGCATCATTTGAACTTTTGGATGTAAACGTAATTTATCAAACAACGGCTGAAATAAATTCTTGGTATTTTTTATTTTATTCGGTGTTTTATAATCTATAACAGAATTATCATAATAAATACGCAAATAAAAATCAGGAAACATATTTTCAATATTATCTAATAATATATGTAATCCTTCTGTATACATATTTTCATTTTTATAATTATTAATTAATCTAAAAACAGAACATGAAATAATATTATATTCTTTATCCGGCTCTATAAATTCTTTATAAAATTTAATATATTTATAATTTATTGTCATTAAAATTTATTATACTATTGACTCAGAAATTTTATTTAGATGAATATTATTCTTTTTAATCTGATTCATTAAGTCTGCTCTTTCATTATATTTTTCTTTGATATGATCAGGAATTTTTCTATTTTTTAATTTAATCTCATCATTTATATGACTTTTCATATTCATTATATCATTAATTTCTTCTATATCCATATCATTCTCAATAGATAAATATGATATACTTTGTCTCTTTCTTGGCGATATAGGTTGAATCGGTGTATTATTTAAATTATCTGTATTTTGATTATGTTTATTATTTTCATTATTTTTATTGTCTTGATTATCATTATTAACATTATTAACATTATTAACATTATTATCATTATTAACATTATTATCATTATTGTCATTATTGTCATTATTATCATTATTATCATTATTGTCTTTTGACATATCGGTTTTTCGTTTTTTATTTCTTATATTTAATTCTCTTAAATCTAGTGATTTTTTCATATTGTCATATTCATTATTATCTGTATTATTAACTCTAATTTCATTTTTAATTCTGTCTTTAATTTTTTGTCTTACTAATTTATTAAATTTATTTATATGATTCTTATTTTTATCATATGGTATTAAAATTGGCGTAGGTTCTATTTCATTGTATGTTTGCATTGCATATTTATCATATTCTATATCATCTTCAGTTTCTTTGCCTAAATAATATATTCTGTAAGATTTATTTTTATTATATTTTTTAATATATTCATTTTGTCTGAATTTAATTGGTTCTAATGTATTATAATCGTGTGGTTTTGTTAAAGTTGTTGATAATACATATCCTTCTTTTAATGATATATTTAATGTATCATAATTATAATATAATTTTTGAAAAATTAATATAACACATGTTATTAATCCGGTTACAGAACGAAACCCATCATAATAATTTTTATAAATCATTATTGATGTAAATAATATATTTGTTAAAACCATAAATAAACAACAATAATTAATATAATATAATATTTTTGTTTTATTTTGATATGATATATCTAATTTATTATTTTCCTCAAATACATCATTAATATTTGTTATTGGTTTTTTAATTGTAGATTCAAAATGTGATTGTAAATATTTTTCTCTCTTTATTTCCCAACAAAAATTAACTAAAAAACATATTAGTGTTAAAAAATTCCATGTTATTACAAATATTTTATAATCATCTACATCAAAAAAATTATCTTGTAGTGTACAAGGACGTCTTATCTGGTCAAGTGTTATATCTATATTATAACTTTTTATTAAACTTTGTACAATATCATCTGGTCCTTTGCATATTTGTGGTACAAATATAAATAATAAACAACCAATTATTATTTTTGTAAATTCTAATGATAAACGAATGTATGGTTTTAGATTATCATAATAATATCCACATTTAATTTTGCATCTATTATATTTATTTCTAATATATTGACAAAGTGATTGATTTTGATTAGATGTCATATTATATATATTATTATTATTTAATATTAAAAAATTGATTTAAAAATATAATAATAGTTAAGTAATACACTATATTAATATTATTATAATAATGCGTATTGATTTAGATATTAAACTTGATTTCTCTGATGTCCTTCTTCTTCCCAAACGATCTGATATGAGTTCTCGTTCTGAAGCTCTTATTGAAAGAGAAATAAAATTTAAACATTCATCATATGTGTGGAAAGGTGTTCCTATTATTGTATCAAATATGGATACAACTGGCACAATAGAAATGGCACGTAAATTACAAGAATTTAAAGTTATAACATGTCTTCATAAATATTATACAGCAGAAGACATTCCCGATGATTTAGATCCAGATTATTTTATGATTTCTACTGGGATTACTGATTCAGATTTAGAAAGACTTGATAATATTGTCACCAAAAAGAAAATTAATTTTATTTGTGTAGATGTTGCAAATGGTTATTCAATTAATTTTCAAAATAAAGTAAAAAGAATAAAAGAAAAAAATCCAGACAAAGTTATTGTAGCTGGTAATGTTGTAACAAAAGAATTAGTTGAAGAATTAATTATGCATTGTGGTGTTGATATAGTAAAGGTTGGTATTGGATCCGGTTGTTTTGCAGGTGATACTCGAGTTTTAATGGCAAATGGAACTTATAAAAATATAAAAGATATTAAAGTTGGTGATAAAGTTAACAATATGAATCATCAAGCAGTAATCGTAACTGCTGTATTAAATCAAGGTATTAAAAATACAGTAAAATTAACTCAATATATTAATTCCACAAAAATAACAGAAACAATATGTACACCAGAACACAGATTTTGGATATTCAATAAAGAAACAAATAATTTTGAATGGTGTGAATTAGAAAATATGACTAAAAATATGCGATTTACATGTCTAGAATCTATTTCTAATGAGTATGTTTATTCTGATGAATCTAATTTTTATTTTGAAAATAATGGTCTAGAAGAAGTATTCGATATAACTGTAGATTGTGATACTCATAGTTTTATCGCCAATGATAATATTGTTCATAATTCAGTATGTACTACTAGATTACAAACTGGTATAGGTTATCCACAATTTAGTGCAGTTATGGAATGTGCTGATGCTGCTCATGGATTAAATGGTCATATTATATCAGACGGAGGTATACAAAATGTTGGTGATTTTTCAAAAGCATTAGGTGGAGGAGCCGATTTTGTAATGTGTGGTTCTATGTTTGCTGGACACACAGAAAGTGGAGGTGAATTAATAGAAGAAAATGGAAAAAAATATAAAGTGTTCTATGGTATGTCATCATCAAATGCTATGAATAAATATCATGGCGGTGTTGCTCATTATAGAAGTGCTGAAGGTAAATGTGTAAAAATTCCATACAAAGGCGATGTTGAACAAACTATTTTAAATATCCTTGGTGGTATAAGATCATCCATGACATATATAGGTGCTCATAGTTTGAAAGACATTCCCAAATGTTCGAGTTTTATCAGAGTAAATAATATCGTTAATAAAATCTATTCAAACGATATGAATCATTAAATTTATTTATAGACATTTACGTATTCCTGGTTCAATAGGTTCAGAACTTCCACTTATGCATAATTTATTACATTCTATATCATTTCCAATACAAAGTGAATCTTTAGTACATTTTTTTTCCTCTCCTGGTGCACAATATTTAGTTTTAATTGCTTCTTTTTTATTTTCTTGTTCAGATTCAGCTGGTAAATATTCACGTGTTTGATAAATGTATACTATTAATAGTAATAATATTATAAATAATAATAAGTCTAATCCATTCATTATATATATTCTTTATATAAAAAAATATAAAAAAATATAAAAAAAATTATTTAAGCAAAAAACCTTTCTTAAATCCACCAAATGTTTTTTTAGGTTCATTTTTTTGGTTAATTTTCTTCTTTTTTAGACTCATTTTCTTTTTCAAGGCTTCGAGTTTTTGTCTAGTCCTCTCGTTTTCTTTTTTAGTGCGTTGCATTTTTTTTGCTTCATCTTCTATTTGATCACGACAACGTTGAAATAGAATTCTCATATCTTCTTTTTCATAATCATCCTCTGTAATTTCGCGTTCTTTTTGAATACTACCCAATATTTCTAGTGGTGTTTTTTCTTTTGTTTCTGGTGTTTCCGTAGTTTCCAAAAGAGCAATATTTTCTTCTATTTCTTCTCTTAACTCATTCATTTTGTTATAATATTCATTCTGTATCATTTTGATCTGATTTGCAATCAAATCAAAACCAGTCTTCACTTTGCAAACAATATTTAATATATCATTTGGTCTAATTCCATTTGATTGAATGGTTCCGGTTATAATTTCACGAGAATTTTTGAAAATGTGTACATTTTCAGAATTGTAAAGATAAGTTGCCAAAAATTGTTTGAAGTCTTCAATTGAAAGAGTGTCGTCCACTTGAGTGAAATGGGTAGTACCGGTAAAATTAGAAAGTCTGACAGTAAATGCCATATTGTATAATATATATACATTATAAGACAATTATAATGATTATATATTTTCAATTTTTCTTCTAAGAGAGAGTTTGCTAAAGCAAACTCCCTCTTTCAAAAAAATTGAATTAATATAATGTTAGTAAATCAAAATGTGTATAATATTAATTATATTATAGTTTACTATAAAATGGAATCTTTTGATGATCTTTCTTCTTTGGTAGATTATTGGTTTCAAGATGATGTTTCAAAAAATTGGTTTGACTCTACACCAGAATTTGATGAAATAATTAAGACAAAATATTCAACACTTTTAATAAAATATGATATATCACAAATGTCAAATTATAGTATAAATTATATATTAGATAGATATAAACTGTGTCTTGGATTGATTATATTGCATGATCAAATTCCAAGACATATTTATAGAGATCATAATAATGATAATAAGGAACAAATCAAAAAACATTTAGATGATATTTTGGATTTTACAAAAACATTTTATATAAAAAATCAATATGATATGAAAGATGAACACTTTTGTTTTGTAATGTTGCCATTGAGACATACAAATAATTTTGACAATATTATGTTTGTAATTGAGGAAACAAAACTTTGTATAAAAAATAATAAAAATAATCTTCTTTACAAAAGATTTTTTAAAGCTACTCTTAAAAGATATATCAAATTAAATGATGATAAACAAAATATCTTATTATCAAACAATAATGATGTAATTACTATTATTAATGATGAAAATCAGATATGTGAAAAAGAATTTATACAATATCATCCTCTTACATTTGAAGAATTAAGTAAAAAAATAGCTGACAATTTAGTACCAGCATATATTATAGAGTTTATTGATAATATTATACAAAATATTAAAAATAATAAAATAGAACATGGAATAATATCTCTTAGCGGTGGTGTTGATTCTATAATTATGAGTTATTTTCTAAAGTTTATTGGTGTAAATATTAATGCAATTCATATTAATTATAATAATCGAGAAGAATGTTCTGATGAATGTAACATTTTAGATAAGTTGTGTAATTTTTTAAATATTAAATTATATATACGTAAGATTATTGAGATAAATCGTAAGGATATGATGGAATGGAATATGCGTGATTTATATGAATCATATACTAGAGATATTAGATACAATGCATATATTCATTGTGTAAATGATGATGAATTTGGAAATAATATATTTATGGGTCATAATCATGATGATCAATTTGAAAACATATTTACAAATATTGTATCAGAATCACATTATATTAATTTAAGAGGTATGAAAGTTAAAACAACACAAAAATTCAAAGATAAAGAAATAAATTTTATCAGACCAATGTTAGACATACCGAAAGAAATAATCTATAAAATTGCTTCATATATTGGAATCCCATATTTTAAAGATTCTACACCAAAATGGTCTCAGCGTGGTAAAATCAGAGATTGTGTTAGACCTCAAATTGAGCAATGGGATAATAGAGCAATCACATCATTTTTTAAGTTGTCTGATAAATTAAGTGATCTTATGATAATTACAGAAACGATTACAAAAAATCTGGCAAAACAAATAAAAATTACAAAATCATATGAGATTAATTTAGATGAATTAGAACCGAAAATATTTTATGAATTATTGTTTAAACATTTAGAAATACAAATGACACAAAAAGGTATTAAAGTCTTTTATGACAAACTACAATTTATTAAGATGAATAAAGAAAAATATAATGTGAATTCTATTGAAAAAATAACATTAAATAAAGATAATATTATTAAATGGAAGAATATATCAGATATAAAAATAATATTATTTTTTTAAAATTTATTTATTTATTTCTTCATATTTTGGCAGAGTTTCATTTATTTGTAGATCATTAATTACATTATTATTTATAATAGAATATTTATAATCACGATTATTATCACGTTTATTATCCTTTAATACTCTGAAACACTTACATATATATATTAAAAAGTAATAACACATACATGCAACGAATAGACCAAAAAATAATACACTAAAAAAGCGTTGTAGATAATAAGTATACTCATAACAATATATTTTGTCTGAATCACAATAACAATAACATTTATTTAAAGTATCGGTAAGACAATAATTATCACAATAAATATCATAATTATTGCATAGATAAGCAATAGTATTAATTTGTGTTAGAAAAGAAAATCGGGTACAGGATAAGTTCATTTAAGTATAATCTATTATGGTTAATTATAATATAATATAATAGTTTATTATTCAATTTTTATTGAAAGATTATAATTATTAAAAATTATAATCTTAGAAGAAAAATTATTGAGGTTTTTAATTGAAACAATTTTTATTGAAAGATTATAATTATTGAGATTTTTAATTGAAACAATTTTATACTGTAGAATTTGCAGATTTTTCTGATTTTGCAGATGGTGGTAATATTTCATTTATTTCATTTTTTAATTCTTCCGGCAATGATTTTTGTAAATCATTTACTTTTGTTGTAATATTGTTTTTAATGATTTTACCTTCTCTACCTAAATAATTCATATCTTTAAATCTTTCTTGAAGTCTAAATGAATCACATATGCCAATTTCGTCTACTTTTGTTTTATCTTTACTCCAATTAACAGAAAAACAACATATAAATAAATCAGGACTTCCTGCAAAATCTTTTACAATAATAATTAATTTTATTCTATTTTCATAAGATGTATATATATTTTGAACAATATCTTTAAGATTATTATAATTTTCACCATATCCTTTAGTTAAATCAACTTCTTTGTCTATTTTATCACTTAATTTCTTAGTTCTAATCTTCATTTTTTTACCATAAAATGTATGATATACACCTGGTAAATCTTCTATTTTAAAAGTTAATTTTTCTTTTAGTGTTAATGAATTATAGAAAGGCATACCATTTTCTATAATATTACATTTTGTTGTTTGTAATGGTGTTTCATCTACCATTTTTTTAATTAAATTTAATTTATCTTTAAGTTTATTTATTTTTTCTGTTTCTTCTTTTCTAATACTTTCTTCTACTTTTTTTTGACTAGTTTCTTTAGTAGAACTGAGTTTTTCTGATGCTAATCGTAGTTTTTCTTGTTCTTTTTGTGTTTTATCTTCTGCTTTTTTTACTTGTTTTTGTGCTTTTTTCAATTCCTTTTTTGCGGAGGAATTAAATAAATTTAAACCTCCATGTAATGCTGGTTGTGCTGGTTGTGCTGGTGCTGGTTGTGCTGGTTGCGCTGATTGTGCTGGTTGTGCTGATGCCGGTTTTGGTTTGAATGTATCTTTTAATTGTTGTAAACTTTCATATTCTGTAATATATTTATTGATTTTTCTTTCAGCTTCTTTTAATTTTTCTAATAATCGTGTATCTTCTTCTAATATTTTTCTTACCGCACTATCATTTAAAAATATTACTTTTAATTCACCAGCACCACCAGTTTGATTACGTAAATTAAAATATTTTGTTTTGTATTTCATATATTTTTGATAAAAATCCATTTTATATACTATATAATAATAAAAAAAATAGATTTTATATTATTATTAATATATGAATAATATTAACAATTACGATAATAATAATGAAAATTATGAATATAAATATTTAAAATATAAATTAAAATATTTAGAACTACAAAAAGATATACTTATAGGTAGTGCCAAATTTCCAAATATTGGAAAAATTGGTAAAAGCCTTGGGAACATGAAAGGAAAATTATCTGCATTAAAATCCAAAGCTAAAAGTAAATATAAAGAAATTAAAGGACAAGTTAAAAAATTTAAAGCTAAAGCAAAAGCAAAAGAGGGAAAATCATCAAGTGATAATCCAAATTTTAAACCACCTGAAAAAGTATCTGAAACAGGTGAAAATATACATCCACAAGAAAATATACAAAAATCACCAAAATCTGATAAATCAGGATCTCAAGATTTTGTTGTTATTGCCAATATGCTAAAAGTTTTAGATAAAAAAATAGATTCAATAAAAACTCAATTATCCCAATTTATGAAACGTGAAGTAGTACAAAAACAACGTAGGGAAAAACGAGAACAGAAAGAAAAAGAAGAAGAATCATTAAGTGAAGAACAAAAACAACAAAGACTTGAAGAACAGCAAAAACTTGAAGAACGGCAAAAACTTGAAGAACGGCAAAAACTTGAAGAACAGCGTAAAGAGAGAAAAAAAGAAAAACGTAATAAACAAAAAGAAAAAAAAGAAGGAGAAGGAGAAAGAGAAGAAGAAGGAGAAGAAGAAAAAAAAGCAGAAGGAAAAGCAGAAGGAAAAGCAGAAGAAAAAAAAGAAGGAGAAGTAGAAGGAGAAGAAGAAGGAGAATCAACAGCATAATATTATTTGATACCGTTAAAATTCCTGTCACAAACCATCATAAAATCAAGGATTTTATAATGGTTTTTACAGGATTTTAAAGCTATAAATACCAATCAAAACCACAGATGGTTTGTAATGATTATTTGATACCTTCATCTTCATTGCGTTCTGCAAAATATGTCATAATATCATTTAATAATTGTTGGGGACATGATTTTGTCGGTACTAACAGTCCAATTTCATCGTATGTAATATGTTCTAGTGGATCAAATTTATTATCTACTAAGATTTTCCATCTTTCCGAATATTTTCTATTTTTTTTAGATCCATGAAAATAATGTCTAATTACAGCAGGTACATAACCAAATCTTAATGTTTTTACTTTGTTCTCGTATTCTTTAATAGATTTTTTATATCCATCTGTTGTTAAACCATTCAATGATTGTATACCATAACCAAATAAACTTAATAACATATTATGATCACTTGAACCTAATATAGAAGCATCATATAATCTATTCATTTTATCATATGCTTTGCGTGTACACGCCCAAGCATATCCTGGATGTGAAAAGTCTAAGCCCGTATTTTGTTTATAACTACAATTATTTTTAATATATTGATATCCAGCACTTGTAAAATTTTGCATACATTTTTCATTTTTATCTAGATCAGCACAATGAGACCATAATTGAACTATATCAAAAGTACCATTTAATAATTTTAATGTATCTTTTGCCCAATGAGGTGAATCAAATTCTATATCAGCATCAATCCATGCAAATGCTTTCCATTCTTTAGGAAGAAGATATTTTACACCAAGATTAATCATATTTTCTTTATGCCATAATGGTATTTTTGTTTTTAATTGTAGATGTGATTTATTATTTTTATCAGTTAAAATATACTGTTGATTTCCATAAATTAATTCAACTATATATAAATTTATATTTTCTTCTTCCATTTCACATCTTTTAATAAATTCTCTTGCCAAAATATATCTTCTCGCAAATTGCATTGGATTTGATATTACAATAATAACATTTAGTTTATCTTCAATTGGTTCATTGTTTAATAATGCTTTTTTAATAATATTTTGATTATATTTAATATTGTCAATTTCTATTCCATTTATCACTGTCATAATATAATATATTTATAATATATTATATTTAACTTATTTTAACTTAATTTATTTTATTTTATTTGGTTTGATTTGATTAAGTAAATTAAGTAAATTAAGTAAATTAAGTAAATTAAGGATTATGTTTTTGTAAAAGATATACCATTAATCCTATAATTTGTTTAGAAATATCACTATAATTTTTTGCATAACATGGTCTTAATTTACTTTGTAATTCATTATATGATATTAATTGTTTTTTATTTAATGTAGAATTATTTAATATATTAAAACCAGTATCATTAATATTAAATACTGTATTTGGACCAGAAATATTATCTGGAGTAGACGATTCATCTGGTTTTATTATATTAACATTATTTCCAGAATTATCTACTGTATTTATTTTTAATTTTCCATCATTTAATCCATCTTGTTGCATATTAAACACAAATTGAGAACTATTTGTATTATTGACAACATATGAATTTACTGTAAAATTCGGATCCATTGTACCACTTGCATCTTTAATTAAGTATATATTTTTTAATACTATAATAACAAATGCTTTATTATTTTGTGTACCACTAATATCAACAGAACCAAGAAATAATAAATTGGTTTTATTGGAATTATAAATTAAATATTTATTATCAGTACTGCTGTCAATTGATATAGATGATGGGTCTTTTAATATATTGAATTCTAATGATTTTTCAGCTAAAACAAATTTATTATTAGTATTTGTATTTTGTTTTATAAAATTTTCTAAATCAAATTGTAATCTTTCTTCTGAACTAATATTATTACTTAATGATTCTACACTACACGAATCAGACAATATTGTGATCAATAATATTATTAATAATATTATAATCAATAAAACTAATATTTTTATATTATCCATATATAATATAATAATATTTTTTACTATTATTTTTTTTTATATTTTTTTTGCTTATATTATGTTTATATATTTGTTTATATTATGTTTATATATTTGTTTATATTATGTTCCGATATTAGCTCAATAAAATATCATCTAATTTAAGCTTTGCTTAAGTTTCAGATATTTTGTTTTATATTTCAAATATTTTTCTTTATATCCTCCACTTTGCTTTCCTATATTAGAAAAATCTAATAATTCTGTATTTATATCGATACATTTATCTAAATATTTTTTATTAAAACAATTATAAATAATTGGTATGTTTGAATATATTAAATATATTTTTTTTAATTCATTTAATTGATCATCTGTAATATTATAATTAATTTTTTGTTGTGTATATGATTGATTACCCTTTTGTACATATGTTTGTGTTATTCTTGTATTTTGTTGATATTTTTCGATATTAGCAACATTCGTAATTATATCTCCTTTCGCTTTTTCTATAATATTATTAATTATATTAATCATTATTATTTTTTTATTATTTTCAGAGAAAGAATTATATTGATCTTCATTGAATACTTTATTATTATAATTAAATGTAAAATTTTTAAATATATTTTTATTTTCTTTTGAATATTGCAAAATATTTTTTAAAATAGGTGTTTGTTCATATTTATAATACCATTGATAATCTTTAATTTCATTATTAAAATATAAATCAAAAATAAATTTACACCCTTCTAAATAATTTATAACCATATCATCGTCTTTTTTTTTGTTTTCTTCTCTTTTATATAATATATCTAATTCGTCAAATTTATGTTTTCCTTTAAGTAAATCATATTTTGTATTATTTTTTAAAAAAATAAATTTTTCTAGTGCTAATTTATAATATAAATATTTTTGAATTGGACTATTATTATCAAAATAATAAATATAATTATTTAATAAATTATCTTCAAAATTACTATTTTTTTCGCCCCACTTAAAATCTAGATCATATAATTGTAATTCAGATTTACCTTTATCGTTTATGTAAATTATTTGTTCATATATATTTTTTTCCTTTTTTTGTAGTTCTTTAATATATCTAATAAAATTATATTGATTTAATATATATTTATCACCACATTGTTCAATTATTTTAAAATTTGGGTTTAATCTAATAATGTTTGAGAATATTTCAATAAAATGAGGTAAAACTTTTGCCTGTGATAATGTATCCATTGCTGATATAAAATCATCTCCAATTAGCAATAATATAAAACATAAATCTAATAATTGTTGATTATTTATTTTTTGACCATTAATATTAAAAAAAATATGTTCCCTTAATAATTTTATATTTATATAATATTCGAGTATAAATGTTTGTTGAGCATATTCTGGTTTATTAAATTTATGATAACCTTTATAAATTGCTTCTAATTTATGAATGTAAATATTAAAATTATATTTTGCATTCTGAATTAATCCAAGGATAATTAAATCTGCATCTGGAGATATTATTATAATATTTGCATCATTTAAATTTTCTTTGTATTTAAATATATCTTTCATTATTTGGTGTTCTGCCTCGTCTGGTTCATTCTCAATATTATTACAAAATATATTAAATTCTGTAAATTTATTTTTAAATTTTTTAACAATTTCTGTATTATGTCCAACTTTTGGCATTTTTATAAATTTTGAATATATTGAATCTTCACCTAATCCTGTTATAGTTTTAATATTTTTATCTATTTGTGAAGATATATCATCTTCTATACGTCGTTTTAATTGTTCTTTTATTTTTGAGATAGATGGTATCCCATCAAAATATATTCTTACTCCATTACTTAAATTTTGATCTTGAAATTTTGCTTTTAAATTTTTAATATTTTCATCATATATAAGATTATAGGGAGTATGTTTATAATCGCATATTAGTTGTAAAATTTTATAAAAGACATCTTCTATTAATACTTCTTCTATAAAATTTATATCATTTGTTTTTTCTTTCAATATATTAAATAACTCTATACATATAGTAAAATTATATTCTGGTATATTATATTTTTCTAAATTCCCTAATTTATTCCAAAATATTAAAAAATTTTGTATACAGTTTTTAATTTTATTATCAATATCATTGTATTGTGGTATAAATTCTTTTTTTTCTGGATCATGTGTAGAATCATGATGATATTGCTTATAGTTTTCTTCTGTTTTAATTGTATCTAATAATATCATTAAATCATTAATTTCAGAATATGTGTTAAATACTGTATAAACAATAGATTGAAAATCAAACATTATTATATTAAATTCTGGTAAATCATATCTTTCTTGCCATTTAATAATTTTTAATTCATATTCATCTTCTTTATCATATTTTTCCCATGGTTTTATTTCTGTAATCGCTGTTTCACAATTTTTTTCTAAATAACTAAAAAAGCCTTGTATACCCATATATAATTTACTATATATTATAATATTATAATAATATTAAAATTTAGGTTTTATTATACATTGATTATAGAAATTATCAATATCATTTAATATGAAGTTATTTTTACCATATTGTTCTTTTATAACAAAATCATAATATTTTATTAATAATGTTTTTATATTATCTATATGAAATAATCCAGCATATATCACAATCTTTTTATTTATTTTTATAAGATCATATAATTTTAATAATACATAAAATTCCATTATTTCCGATAATAATTCTTGTATCTTCTCAATTAATATATCTTTATTTATTATAGATTTTATCTTGATATGCATATTTTGTTTATTTTCATTACATAATTTATAAAATTTCATCATTAATGTTATATAATATCTTCTTATAACTGAATCATCAATTTTCTTTGAATATAATAACAAATCATTAAAAAAAGAATGTTTTAATATAAAAAAATTATAAATATTTAAAATATAATCTTTTAATATAATTTCATTATAATCTGTTGGATCAAAACTATCTATTAATTCAAATCTAATATCAAATGGTATTAATTTTTTATTTTTAATATTTTTTTCAAAAAATATACGAATATTCTTAACGTGATCAGAATTATCCCATAATCCAACTAATATTTTTTTATCAATTCTGAAAGGTACTTCTTCTATCATTATAATATAATTTTTATCTAAAAGTGTTTGTAAATAATCATTTATTTGTATATCATCTTCTTTATTTAAAACTAATAGATCGGACCTATTACATTGTTTTTGATATTCATCATGATTATCTGATAATAATAATATTTCGCAATCATATAATTTATTATATAAAATCGTATAACCTATCGAACCAAATATTAATTCTTTTTTTTCCATTATTATATTATAATCTATTATATTATATAATGGAACATTGGATATATAATATTATCATAATAATAGTTTTATATAGTATTTGGGCATTAGGATTAGAATTATTATCTAAAAAATATTCAAGTTGTGAATGTCTGTCATTACAAACGTATATTTTTGCTGGAACTATCGCATTAATATTATTATTATTTCATATTAAAAAAGGTTGTACACATTATAAATCTATCAGTGATATAAAAAATACACCGTTACTTATTTTGATTGGACTTATAATTATAGCTTGTGCTATAGTAATGGCAAATAGACATTGGTATCAAGCTGTTAATAAAGTTAATTCTGGTTTTATATCGGCAACAACCAGTACATATATTGTTTTAGTAACTCTTGTATCGGCATATTTATATAGAACAAAAATATCTACAAAACAATATATCGGTATTGCCACTATTTTAGGTGGTACATTTTTATTAGTTAATTAATTAAAAAAAATAATATATTTTATATATATGTTAATTATACAAAAGATATATACAAAATGACTGTTATTGGTATGATTTCTAATAATATTTCTAATAATATTTCTAATGAAGGTTATAAATATATATGTGATCTTTTAGAAGGACAAAATAATATTTGATATCTTAATATAAGTATGAATAACATTCATAATACGCATATGGATAAGATTACAAAGAATATAAACAAAATTGAACAAAAAGTAATTCAAAAAATCGATAAAATACTTTAACAAAATCGTCATATGCGCTTGATGAAACATTCACGCAAAATTAAAAACATTAATTATATTTCTATATATTTTTATTTATAAAACAAAAAAAAAATATATATTTAATATATAATGAATAATAAAATATTAATACTAATATTAATATTAGTAATCATTGGATTATATTTTTTATATGAAGACCATGAAGACCAAGAAAATCTAGATTCTACATCTACAACACAAAATCTTTCAAATGAAGCAATACAAAATATAGCAAGTATATATAATAATCAGAATATGACAGTTACAAATTTAACTGCTACTAATCAAGCCAATATAAAAGATGCAAAAATGTCTGGTAATTTAAATGTGAGTGGTTCTATTACTGGAAATGTTACAGGTAAATTAACTTCACCAAATGGAAAATATAGTCTTAATATAAGTGATGATGGTAAAATAACATTATATAATGACTCTAATAAAACCGATATTGTTATAGATGGTGATTTATTAATTCAAGGTAGTGGAAATACTACTAATAATCGTGTAAGAATTGGTTTAAATAAAAATGGTGATGGTGCAACTAGTACAAAAACAAATCTTGGTATATTTAATGAAGATAAAACAAATAATACTATTGGTAAATTACAAGTAAATAATTTTGAACTTGGTAGAAAAAGAGTAAATGATTCAGCAACTGAAGGTATGTTACAAGAAAGAAATTATGATTATATTAGATCAAATTTAAAAAGTAGTGCATTTAATAATAAAGATCATACTGGACTTTTTAATATGATGTGGAATAATGGTCATCTTTATTGGACATATTTATATAATAATAATAGATGGGGAAATCATATTGGTTTCCTTCCGTCAAGTGACTTTGATTCATAAAAATTGAAAAATAATATATATTATAATAAAATTTAATTATAATATATTATTTATTATTTATAACATGCCTTCTATTTATTTTGGTACTTACAAACTTACTTCTCAAGATGATCTTGATAAAGCCATGACAAATGCAATTGAATCTAATGTTCGAAATTTTGATTTTGCCGAATTATACAAAAATCAAAATACGATTGGAGATTTCTTTCACAATGTTTTTTCAAACACTTTGTTGAAACGAGAAGACTTTTGGTTTACATCCAAAGTATCTTTTCGTTCTATTCCTAAAGGCGAAGAATCAATTCGCAAATCTATCGAAAAAACATTTTATGATTTAAAAACAGATTATATTGACTTGATGTTGATTCATGCTTCCACAAAAAATAATTTATTGTGTTGGAATATTTTGAATGAATATAAACAAAAAAACAAAATAAGACATATTGGTATATCAAATTTTAATGTAACAGAACTCGAAAAGTTTTGTAATGAAATCACAAATCCAGAAGATATTTATTGTAATCAAATTGAATTTAATCCATTTCTGAATCGTACAGAACTTATTAATCTCTGTAAACAAAAGCAAATCAAACTTTTTTGTTATGGTACTCTTTACAAATCAAATGATTTTATTAATTCACTCCAAGAAAAATATAATAAAACATCTAAACAGATTCTGATTCAATTTGCTATTCAGAAAGGTTTTAATCCGATTATTATGGCTATTGACAAAAATCATATTGAAGAAGATTTTAATTATGATGACTTTCAGATTGAACAAAATGATTATGATAAAATGGATATGTTTGATGAGAATTATAGTCTGTACAAAAGATATTTATAATTTCGTTTACGAAATTATAAATATCTTTTCTAGAAAATTTATTCTAAAAATAAATTCTGTACAAAAGATATCTATAAGATAACGTTTTTAGCTATTTTATTTTATTTATTTATTTATTACATAAAAAAAGAATTATTTTAACATGCTTATTTACATGCTTATTTAGATGCTCATTGCAATAAGTCGGGAAACAAGCTCGTCTCGAAGTTGATCATCAATCGACTTGGGCTCATCAAGCCACAGCTCAGTTTTCATTGCGTAATTGACTACAAAGCTCTTCATATCATCCGACATAACAAGAGATGGAAAATACTTTTGAAAAACAGTAAAGCCCTCCTCACCAAACTTGTCCTTTGCATTGTTGATAATAATCTTAAATTGAAGTGCGCGTGGACGATCGACAAAACCATTTGAAGCCTTAGCTGGAAGGTGTGAGATCATTTCAGCAGAAGAAATGACAGAAATCAGTTCCTTGTTAATAAATACGAGCTTTGACTCAAGTGAGGTAATAGTCTCAGAAACAATACGTGCTAGAGGAAAAATGTGCCCAGCAACCTTGTTCAACTCACACAGAAAAGCAACATTGTTGTTATGAAGCTTGTGAGACTTATAATAAGAATCGGTCTTAATCTTGCCATAAGAATCATCTCGATTCAGATCATAAGTGACAAAACCCTCATAATCGATTACCTTATCATAAGTATACTTATTTGAGGGCTTGAAAAGTGAATAAAACTCATCACACGTCAACTTTTGGAAGATACAAGAATCAACACCCTGAATCAGTGCATCAACCTGAGCAACATTGTCAACCATCCAGTAAGCGGGCTCAGAAAAGCCATTCTGATGAATAAGCTCAGAATACTTGTAATGTTGCATCATCTTATACGAATCCTCAAAAATCGATGTAACCGACAAAATCGTAAAAGATGATACTGGATAAGAAATTGCGAGCTCTGTATGTACCTTACCAGAATAAGACTCTAGACGATTGGCACAGATGGTCTCACCAAGCACATGCTTGACAACACCTGGAATATTCGCAAACATAGAACACATTCGTTTAAAAAATTCAGGACCATAAGTCTGAATCTTCTTGTATGGTGACATCTTTGCATCAGAATCGGGAAAAATTGCAGTGGTTGTGTAATCCTGCATTGCATCACCTAGAAGTAGAGTAGATTGAGACTGAAAAACAAATACATCTCCTGACGAATTATCAGATGAATTGTTCGTATCATCGTAGGTTTGCATAACAATCTTTGAAAAAGCATCACCATAATTTGTAATAATCTTACGCATAAGGGTTGCCCGATAACCGGTATACAGACAACACGATAGCAAAGACCCATCCTTCTTAAATGACATCGCAAGCTTGACAAGATTTCCTACACGCAGATCTTGAATAAGTGATTGCTGATTCTGAGAAAGATGTGACGATTTCCAATCCAATGTTGTATCAATGTTATCAGTCTTATCAATACCACGCTTGACCTGCATACCAGTTAGCATCTCTGCACCGCGCTCCATCAGATACTTCATCCAATGCCACTTTCCATTAATTAAAATAAGTGTAGTGCCACGGGATTCGCGACCCCACTTGTTCCAGTTATTGTTGTGGTCCAGATACTTGATTGACATAAACTCAGTTGCATATGAAGTATCCTTCAGAAAATGGGGAGCGCCTACGTGGTAACACTGAGTACGAAGGATTTGGCAAACAGCATCGTAGGAATTATCATTTGTCTTATATAGATGATTAATATACTCCACCAAATTCATATCATCTGTATTACATGTTGCAGTGTTGTTACCTGTATTGAGAGAAAGCATAACAGAAAAGAACTCAAGAAAGTAATTAAGACCAATAGTCTCTAAACCCTGAAAATACTCGTTGTATCCAAGAGCAAACACAAAATGTGGAGCAAAACCAATGGGGCGCTGGTTGTGAGTATATGCGCTCGCGACATTCGAAAGCTGAATACCTGTCACATCAAGTGGTGAAAGAACCGAACTTTGACCAAACATCTCAAGCTGAGTTGTAAAAGGAATTCCGTTCTTTGAATCATTCTCAAGAAGAATATTACGCGACACATCAAAAGAAATCACAGTACATTTATCAAGATTAGATGGAATGATCTGCTCAACTCCACGAAACATAGTAAGCTGAGTATCAATAATAGTAACATCAAACATGTTGATTGAATTCTGGAAAAGAATTTTGAATAGCTCATTTACCCTAGAGCCAAGCTTGTTGAGACGATAATACTGGTGATAGGATTGATACTCCTCAGAAGTAGGACGATAATCAATCTCACTCAATCCCATAGTAGAACGCACAACATTTGCGATGATAATATCACGCTGAATGTGATTTACCGTCAAACCCTTTGTCTTCACAAAATGTGCGAGAATGTTGGCCATAAAAGACTTTCCAGAACCAGAACGACCATTCATCACAAAAACGTACTTGTTCAGATTCATCATATAATCAGATGAAATCATATCCAAATACTCTACACGTGTTTTGACAAATGCCTCTGAATTATTCAGTGGAGAGAATGCTGCAAATACATCACCATAAGACAAATTCATCAAAATTTGCTTAACATCATCAGACTCGATACGTGTAGAGTTTATACGCTCTTGATTCCAGTTTGACTGAAAGTCTGTCATATGATAAGAACACATATGAATTGAAATCGATCGACACATCGTCTCATAATCAGTCTTTGAAATGAATTGAACAAAATCAGGATTATAAAGACGAGAAAGAATCATTGATCCATACTCACCATGATACGGATAGCCAATATGACCTTTGTCGAAGATGCGAATACACGATGGCTTTCCAATATCATGGAACAATGCAGTAAGCATCGTAATAAAGACATTTTGCTTATTTCGACTAGCCACAATACCCGCAATGATCGCGCAAATATGCAGATGATCAAATAGCTCTTCCTCATGGTATGTGCACTGACAAACAGGCTCTTTTGTAACCTTTGGGTAGGCTACTTCATAATTAGTAGAATCAACGTTTTGGTGGATATTCATCTTTTGAATCTGCTTGAAAATCTCTGCAAATGTGGTAGTCTGCATAGACTGAGACTGAGTTCGTGTTTCATTATTAGCAGTAACATTAAGTGTATTGAATTTCACATTGAAAAAATGTCCAATCTGTGAAAAAGTTTGACAGATCAAATTATAATCATCATTCAAATTGAGAAACTTTGCAATATGAGGAAACGTCATAAGATCTGCAATAACTTTTTTGAATATTTTCTCGATCTGAGCAACATCATCGCCTGATGTGTATGACGAGAAGAGAGAAGAAATTGAATCAGAAAAAATCATTTTCGTATATATTAAGTAATATATAACACAGATATATAATAGTTAATATATTTCAATTTTTCTTCTCTTAGAAAAAAAATTGATTAATAAAGTTAATAATATAATAATATAACAACATAATAACAGTATAAACTTAATTATAATGGTGAAACAACAACTTAATGATATTGGACCTGCGCATTTTAAATCTATAATGAAACAACAACGAAATAATAATTATAACTTAATAAAAGTATTATGCGAATTTATTGACAACATTATTAAAAAATCTAAAAATATTAAAATTACAACAACATTGAATGAGACAAAATTATATAAGATTATAATTTCTGATAATTATGAAAAAGGATTCGAAAATATTAATGAAAAAGGAGCAAAAAATCCTCTAAATATGGGTCATATACGTGATGGGCAAGATGATGATGATGAGACATCTGAATTTGGTATTGGAATGAAAGCAGCCGCAATCGCTTCGTCTAATAAATTTACTATTTATACCAAAGTTAATGATAAATATTATAAAATCTTTTTTGATTTTGTGTTGATGAGCCAAGAGCCGGATATAAATAAATCATATAATCCATCTATTAAGATTATTGATGAAGAAGAATATAAAGACAATCATGTATACGAGAATGGTTCAACTTTAATTTTAGAAGAAATGCGGGAAGAAATTTATTCTGCAACAAATATTAATTCTATATCAAATGATATTAAAATACAGTTAGGTTCAATTTATGGTAAAATAATAAATAAATATAATGTTGAACTTACAATTAATGATAATATTGTCATATCAGAATATGATTTTTTTGAAGATGAAAAATGTAAAATATTTACACAATCGGCAAAATTATATTACCTAATGAATGATGATACAAAAATAAAATTATTTTTAATCGAATATCCTAATAATAAATATTTCATCTACAAAGATAATAAAATTATTCAGAGTAAGGATAATTTAAATTATTATCTAGATAACAAATTTAAAGTATTACATTCAGTTAATAATAAAGAATGTTTACAAATTGATTCAACTTTTACATATTTTATTGATAATAAAGATGTTGATAAAATAACATCTGATATTGTTGGAATTTTCAAAGATGATAGAAGATATAGTAATCTTCCATTACAACGCCGTAATAATGGCGCCCATAATTATACATTACATAAAATTTGTTTTCTGTCAAAAAACATAGGTAAGCAATTAGGTATGACATATAATAAAGAAATATTATTAAGTAATAATAATAATGATTTAGTAAATTGTATTGATGCAATAATATCTAAAAATAAAGAAAATTTCAGTGCAGATATATCTACTAATAAATTTACTAAATTAAAAGAATTATATAATAAACATTTCAAAAAAAATGATACAGTAGAAAATAATGTCAGTGATAATAATGAAAATGATGAAAGTGATAAATTAAAATCTATAAAAATAAATTCTATAAAATCGACAAAATTGATAAAAACGAAAAACATAACAAAACCAATAAAAACAGAAAAAACAATAAATACACCGGTAGAATCAAATAATACTTCAATATTACAATTATTAAATAATACTGATGAAAATGAAATTGATAATATTAAGATTGATAATATTAAGAAAGATAATAATACTGATGATATATATTGTTCTGACGAAGATAATAATTCAGACAATCAATTAAAATATTTCTATTTAATACAAAATAATGATAATTATAAAATTGGTAAAACAAAAAATTATCCTTTTAATAGATTGAGAAAATATGGTGTTGGACATAAAATATTTTTAATACTTGAAGTGAAATCAGATGATTTTGAAAATCTAGTTATAAATAAACTTGTGTCTGAAGGTTTTACACAAGCTAAACAAAATGGAGCTGAACGAGAATGGTTTAAAGGTGATATTATTGAAATAAAAAAATGTATTATCAACTTATATAATGAAATTGAATTGTCACAATAAAAAATTGAAAATAATATTACTAAATTTACTAAATTATATCTAATTAAATTATATTAAAAATGCAAAATCCTTTTGATGATCATGATAATCAACGTGATACAGATAGATTTATCACAACAATACAAACACAAAGAAATACAAAAAATCCGTTATATTCATATATTCTAGTAGGACTTATATATTTGCTAGAGATACTAACAACAAATATAGGTGGAATAAATTCTGATAAAAATGACGGTTTATTTCATTCTGATTTTAATTTACAATATTGGTTAATGGTATCGGGTATTTATTCTATAATTTGTATGATGATGATTTATCAATTTAATCAAAAAGTCTATAAAAATAAGATATATTTTATCACACTAGATTTTATTAAGTTGAGTTGGATTTTAATTGGTATTGTTATGCTATTTGGATTTAATAATATTACTGGATGTAATTTTATAATCGGCTATTCTCTATTCTATATATTATTCAGTATAATATATTTTTCATACCATATTACGAAGACAATTAAAATGACTAATACATATAATGATTATTATTAATTTAATTATATATATTACTATAATTTTTTTAGCAAAAATTGATTTTTTTAAACTTACAAAAATAAACTATAATAGATTTAACTATATAATAAAGTTAATCATATATGAATTATTTTACAGACTATAATTCTTTTAATACAGTAGATCTAATAAATTTAGAGTTATTCGATGATGAATATAATGATCTAATAGAAAACATTGAATTTACACTAGGTGATTTAAAAAATCTATTAAAAAAGAACAAAACAATAAATGTATTATGGGGTGTTCAACCAAGAAATTTACCTAATTTAGAATTTATTATTGCAGTTTTACAGATAGTAAAATTTATAAAACATGGATTTATTGTAACTGTTTTGATTGCGGATATACATGAAATGTTAGATTCTCCAAATCTTAATCTTGATATTTTAAAATATAGAGGTAACGCATATGCTGAGCTAATTTCACAAATTGTAGATATATTTGATGCAAATTCTAATAGTCTAAAATTTGTTTTTGGATCTGAATTTCAAACATCTTCACAATATACGATGGATATATACAGAATAAGTTCAAATACAACTATTAAAGAAACGTATAAATCAAGAGAAATTGATATTACAGATATTGATATATCGGTTAAATCAAATGAAAAAAAAATGACATCAATGTTATATCCTATATTACAAGCATTAGATGAAAAATATACAGAATGTGATATATTTTATGGTTCTATAACTCAAAAAAATATGTGTATATTTTCTAATAACCTTATGAAAAATATTAGAAATAAAGATAAAGAAGTAGTATATTTACTACAAGATCTAACACATAAGATTAATATATCTTTTTTTGATCCAATTGATATTATAGAATATAAATTAAATGATTTTACGCTTACAGAATTATATTATCTAATAGAAAATATATTGTATCCTATATTAAGATACAAAAATGATACTATTGTTATAAAAGATAATATTAAAGATAATATTAAAGATAATATTAAAGATAATATTAAAGATAATATAAATATTGAAAATATATTTTTAAATACATTTGATGATTTTGATAAATATTTTGATAAACATTTTGATAAACATTTTAATCAATATATAAAGAATGATACACAAATAGAAGAGACAAAGAAGGAAATAGTAAAAATCACTACACAATACTTATCAAAACATCTAGATAAATTATATTTCAATTTAATATCATCGAGATTTATGGATTATTATCAAAAAGGTTGGATTGGAGTTTTATCTTAAAAACAACAGAATAATTTTTTTATCCAACTTTTATTATAATCTTTAATAAATTTCATCATACTATTTATTGCTTCTATAAAACCATCGATCATATGAGGAATAGTATTATCAATAATAACATTTAGTGCAACTTTTTCTTCATCTGAAGATGATTCTTCATTTACTACTTTTTTTATAACATTTATAACTAACATTTTCTTTTGTGGTCATGTTAGATAATTATATTTTTCTACTACTTGAATTAATTCTGATAATATCATTACGATATTTGTTGGAGTAATTTTATTTTGATGAATTGTTTTGAAATAAGTTATATAACTTATTTAGATTGGATAATAGTTGATTTGATGAAATTTCATCCAACATTACAACTTGGATTTGTTGAGAACTGTCTAAAAATATTTATTTTTTTAGTGTTTCATTTTTAGACTTAATTTTTCTTCTTCTATCAAAAAAATTGATAAGTTAACACAATATTATAACTAAATAATAAGTATATTAAATATAATAAATAATGATCGGCTTATTCATATTATTTTTTATGTTATGTATTATATATAAAACATGTGATTATAAATTTAAGACATATGGAACAAGAATAATTGACAATGATGATTTTGATATTGAAGTTACACACAATCTAAAATGGTATTTATGTTTAATATTAATATTTATATTTATAGTTAATTATATAAATTATTAGTTAACTAAAATATAGTTAACTATATATTATAATATTATATTATATTATACATATATGACATTTATATTTTATAACGATGATGATCCAGAATATTCGGAGAATGAATTTGATAATTCAATTATTGGTTATATGATTAATTTCAATATTTGTTTAGTTATTGGTAGTTTTATATATCTAATTTTCTTCAATCAAAATAATATAATTGTTTAGATTGGTTAAGCAGACTTTATCAAAAAAATTGATAATTAATCTATTTAAAAATTATATCTAATAATATAACAGTATTATTAAATATGTCTTCTTTTCTATATCATTTTCTACAATTTTTATTTGTATGGGTCTTTTATTTTATAATAGGCAAGGGTTATTTTGCATTAATAATTGATACATTTAGTATAACGCATACTACAAATAATTTAAATTATAAAAATAATAAATTATATCTTGTAAATAAAACATATCATATTGGGTATATTTTAGGTTTAATTCTAACACTATTTATGATATTTAATTTACAATATATTGTACTATTCGGACTGATTGGATGGTTATATATTTTTTGTATTAGTATCATTTATGGTACTGCTACAACAAATGAAATATTTATTACTGAATCTAATGAATCTGACACATCTTCAGAAAAATCGGAATGGGTTACTGATTCCGAAACAGAGCAATAAACAGAGCAAGAGACATACTAAATGAAAAAAAATGAAAAATTTATTTATATTTAACAAATAATAAATTAACAATAATATATGGATTATAATTTCTTAATACCAGATATTTATGATTGTGGCAAAATAAATAATACAGAAAATAAATATGATATAAAAGTTATAACGTTACATATAATTCCAAATATTTATCATGATTTGGATGAAGAATTAAATTTAATTAATAATATACAAAATAATATACAAAATAATATACAATATGATGATGTAAAAAGAATATATGCATTTTATTTCAAAACAAAAACAAATAAAATAATATTAAATATTAATGGAAATGTTATAAATATACATAATAATTTTTTATATTTGAATACAACTAATCGCAGAACAGACAATAATTATAGTTTATATAATATATCTGATATAGATCAATATATTGAAATTTATATAATATATAAAAATAATCATAGAATAGAATTGGTAAGTGTTCCAGGTGGTTTCTATTATAAAACAAATATCAAAAATTTTGAAAATAATAATAAATATGATGCCCAATATAATGATGCAATGCAAACATATGATATTATGTTAAATTTTTATGTAAAAACAAAAAATAATGAATTAAATGATCTAATACGATTCGAATCAAATAATATTATATTTTATTTTAAATATAATTATAAATCTAAATTTACAAATACACAATATATATATAAATACAATCTTATAAAATTACAAAACAAAATTACTGATATGCAATATATTTGTGAATTAAATGATTCTAAACTTAATAATATTTCTAGTGTTGAAAATTATCTCGACAAAATAGATAATATATATAATAAAATTTATGATATATTAACTTTTTCTATTCATATGAATAGGGATAGTTACTTTTTAGATTTTAACACATTTATGAATAAAAATAATGTTGATGAATTATATTACAATAAAATAAGTTACGATGTATGAAAAATTGAATATTAATTTAATTAACATCTATTATAATGAACTATAATAAAATTAACATAATTACAATTATGGATTATAATTGGTCAATCCCTGATATTTATTCTAATGGTATTACAAAATCATTTGATGAAAAATTAAAAAAATATGAATATAACATAAAACCAAATGACAAATTTTTAATTGATTTAAAATATTATTTTATATATTTTGAAACAGATTATACAAATTTATATATTAATGATGAGAAAATATGGAATAGAAGAATATTATTTTGTAATAAAATATATAATAGATTTATAATTCAAAATTATAGTGATGAATATGCTCAAATTACAATTTATGTTTATTATCATGAATCGAAAACAGAAAAAGAAAAAATTATTAGATATGGTGGAAGTAATGATCATAAAGATATTATATACATGATATCATATTATAACAATAGTAGCTCAATTATTACATATAATATTTATATGGAAACGACGCAAGAGATTAAAATAAAAATAATATCATTACAATCATTTAATATAAAAATATATTATAAAGTAAAATTAATTTCAAAAAATAATAATTATTCATATATATTAAATATTTGTCATATTGAAAATACATTAAATAATTCTATTTTATATATAGATTCATCTATTGATAATTTATCAGATATATTGCCAAAATATAATAAAATAAAATCAGATCTTAAAAAATTTATGAAAGATAATCATAAATATCTTAATGATAATAATATACAATTACCATATAATATTAAAGACGAAGATGGTTGGATAGATAATATATATTATAATTTTTGTAAAATAAATTTTAATAAAAAATATAATATTGTTAAGATGAGAGAATTTAAGATGATAATATAATATTGTACATCATAGTCTTAAATTTTTTCTTCTAAGAGATAGAGTTTGTTTAAGCGAAACTCCCTCTTTCAAAAAAAATTGAATATTACAAACCCTATTATTTCTATAATAAAATATATAAACATATCAAAATGGCTACTACTATGCATTATAATCCTTCCCAAACGATGAATACAATGATGATGTCTAATCACATACAATCTCATTTTTCAAATATGATGAATACAAATTCTACATCAGATGGAATTTATTCGGCTTTGACCGATACTACATTTGTTATGGCTACTATTGTTATGTTCCTACAAATTGTTGCAGTATCTATGTTTTCTGCATTTTCATCTGGTTTCTCATCATCAGTTGATGGTTTTCGTATTTATATTATTGATTTTATTCGTAGATATTTTCGTCTTTTCCTAACAGGACCAATATATACTATTTACGACAAGATTTATAAGAAACTTACAAAATTTAAACCGAAATACAAAATCTCAACTGAAGTAAGTTTGATCACATCAGAATTGAAAAAGAATCAACAACTATTTGTTCCGATTCAATGGTTTCTTGCTTCTGAATATTGTAATCGTATTAAAAATATTTTGGTAGATGGTAACCACAATGAAATCTATTATCCAGAGCAATCGAGACTAATCACCGAGTTCAATATGAAAGACAATGAAAAGATTAAATTTTCTGTTGGTCCTGTAATGGGTAATGATTTTCGTTTTAATTTTGAATCTCATGAGATTGTTTGCCGTAAGAAAAAGGTCAATATTGAGATTAATGGTGATGTAGAATCAACAAAACGCGATAATATTACCTATCAATTTGAAACGTATGATGAGAATCCTAATTCAGATATTCTTGTACGACTTCACGAATATGCTGTTCGGATGTATAATTCTAATCGAGATGAATGGCGGCAAAAAATCTATGTCAATGAAGGTGATCGATGGAAAGAACCTCAAGATATTCTATCTCCTTCGTCGGTTGATTCTATCGTGCTTCGTGACAATCTCGTTACTGAATTTGTTACATCACTTGATTTCTTTCGTTCAAATCGTCAATTCTATATTGACCATGGTCAGCGTTATAAGTATGTAACACTACTTATGGGTCCACCTGGTACTGGCAAAACAACTCTTGCATTGGCATATTCTAATCAATGTAAACGTAACATTTATGCACTCGATCTTGATAAATCAAATGCCGGTGATCTAAAAGGTCTTATCGAGAAGATGGATACAAAAAATGGAGACCTTTTAATTGATGATTTTGATCATTATTTCAGTAAGCTTGGTGGAGATGATAATGATAAGGAAAAAGAAAAAGATAAAAAAGAAGAACAAATTTATAATGATTATGGTCGTAATCAGAAAAAGAAAGAAAAAATATCATATCATGAATTTCTTACAGTACTTGATGGAACCGGTTCAAAAGAAGGACTTAATGTTTATGTTGTAGTAAATGATCCGGAAAAGATTTTTACATCGACTAATATTGAAGATATGGCTCTTTTCCGTGATCGTAGAGTAAATAAGATTTTTGAATTTAAATATTGTGATCATAAGATGATTCAGGGTATTTATTCAAAGATTTTTGGATGTGAACCAGATATGGATCAGATTAAAAAGATTCCCGAAGATTTCTATTCTCCTTGTGTAGTTGCTCAACAGTTTATATCATTATTTGAAAAATATGGTGGAAAAATCGAAGGTAAAGAAGAAGAAATTAATAAGATAATGAACAACTTTGCAAACGGTAAGATTGAAACTAACCAAACAAAGATTCTTAGTTATATTGAAACACTTAAGAAATATAACAAGGAAAAACAGTTCTAAAAAGTTTTTTTTAATTTTAAATATTTTTGTTTATATTTTAAATATTTTAGCCAATATTTATCTATATTTGATACATAAATTTCTTCGCTTTTTATCATTTTTAAAATAAACATTTTTATTTCATAATAATATCTATCTGTAGTTGTCTCTCTAAACATTAATTGATATGTTTCTGGTGTAACATTATTTATAAATAACCAATATACAAAATGATAACACCAAAAATAACAAAATACATCCTGATATAGTGATTCGACATTTTGTACATTAAGTGTAATAAGTTTCATAGAATAGTCATGTCCAAATATATCAATCAAACAACGATATTTATTATCATCATGTATATTATATGATGGATCAAACAATATTATTTCACGCTCAATATTATTTTTTATTATTATCATCGCATGTCTTTCACCAGCAATTAGAATTAAATTATAATCTAATATATTATTACTTTTATAGCTATTATGAAATATTAATTTACTGAAAAACATATTACTAAAAAAATTATTATTTTGTCGTAATATATGTATATAATCATAAATATTTCCATCAACATCAGCTTTAAGTTTATCACAGATTAGAAGTTCATCCACCGTAAACTTATTACGGCTTATCATAAAATCAATAATATCTAATACAAATTCTCTTATTAATCCGCTGTTATTATAAAAATCAAATAAATTATAATTATTACTATCATTATAGAGATATTCTGTATAATGATAATCATAATTATCATAACTTAGTTGTTTTTTATTTAATTCATTTATTATTTTTTGAAGAAAAATTGGCATTATTTTCACTCTTATATCTATACTAGATAGATATTCAGGTGACATTCTAATTTCAGTTGGTTCGTATTTTCTTTTTGGTATTGCTTGAAAATTTTCTAAAAAATTTAGATAATGTTCAAATTCTTTTGTAATTCCACTCATTATGTTATATAATATTATTCTATAAAAAATATTATATTATTATATCATATAATAATATGAATAATATATTACTAAAATTATTTAATAATAAACAAAATAATAATAAACAAAATAGTAAAAAACAAAATAATAAAAAACAAAATAATAATAAACAAAATAGTAAAAAACAAAATAATAATAAACAAAATAGTAAAAAACAAAATAATAATAAACAAAATAGTAAAAAACAAAAAGGTGGTTCTATTAAATGGACAACTCTCGAGCATAATGGTGTTTTATTTCCAGCTGAATATGAACCACATAATGTTGATTTAAAATTTAAAGATAAAAAAATTAAATTAACATCAGAACAAGAAGAAGCAGCAATGATGTATGCAAAATATATAGATACAGAATATATTGAAAATAGAACATTTAATAAAAATTTTTGGAATGATTGGAAAAAACTTCTTGGTAAAGACAACGAAATAAATAATTTAGACGAATGTGATTTTACCGAATATAAAGAGATCTTGATTAAAAACAAAGAGACTGAAAAAAATATAATTATCTCAACTTCGGAAGAAGATAAAATAGATACAGAATTAGCCAGAGTAAATTATAATGTTACACCCAAAGAAGAAGAAAAATATAAAATAGCAATAGTTGATGGAAATCCACAACCAGTTGGAAACTATCGTATGGAACCACCAGGAATTTTTCTTGGACGAGGTGATAATCCAAAAATTGGTAAAATTAAACCACGTATATATCCCGAAGATGTAACTATTAATTTAAGTAAAGAAGCAAAAATACCAGAAACATTAAAAGGGCATAAATGGGGAAAAATTGTCCATGATAGACATGCAGAATGGCTTGCTTCTTGGAAAGATATGATTACTGGTAAGACAAAATATTTATGGTTAGGTGCACATTCACATTTTAAGGCTTCAAGCGATATGGAAAAATTTGACCTTGCAAGAAAATTAAAACGTAAAATAGAATTTATCCGAGGCGAAAATGATAAGAATTTAGCAGATGATAATATTAGAACAAAACAAATTGCAACTGCTTTTTATTTTATCGATACATTTGTTTTACGTGTTGGAAATGAAAAAAGTGAAGATACCGCTGACACTGTAGGTGTAACAACTCTTCGCAAGGAACACATTGAATTATTAGAAAACAATACAATTGAATTAGATTTTCTTGGCAAAGATTCAGTAAGATATTATAATAAACTACCAGTTAGTGAACAGGTATATAAAAATATTATTGAATTTCTTCAAGATAAACAAAAAGATCAAGAAATTTTTGATCTAATAACTTCTAATGATGTTAATAAATATCTTCAGACTTTTATGAAAGATTTAACAGCAAAAACATTTAGAACATATAATGCAAGCTATCTTTTCCAGAAAGAATTAAAAAAAATAAGAAATAAATATGACGGTTGGAAATTATCAAAAGATAATTCCAAGCCTGACGGAACAACGGATATTAATCTTTTGATTGATGAATATAACAAGGCAAATGCGGCAGTAGCCAAAAAATTAAATCATCAAAAAAATGTAGGAAAATCATACAAAGGACAAGTAGATAAAATAGATGAACAAATAAAGAAAGTAAAATCTAAATTAAGAAAAGCACGTAAATCTTCGGGCGAGACAAAGGCTGATAGAATAGCAAAACTTACTGATAAATTAAAGAAATTAAAAGTAAAGAAAGAATTAAAACAAGAAATGAAAAATACTGCTTTATCAACATCTCGTGTCAACTATATAGATCCCCGTATAACTATTGCATTTATAAAGAAATTTAACATACCAATTGAAAAAGTATTCAATCAAGCATTACAAAAGAAATTTCAATGGGCATTAGAAGTTGATGAGGAATTTAGATTTTAGATTTTATTTTTAATTCATTTTCTAATTGTATTGCTAATACATAATTTTTATGTCTTTTTCCTTCAATGTGTTTTTTCATATATTGACTACAAAAAAATACTTGATCACAATCTTTACAATAATATTTTTGTTTTTCTCTTTCTTCTTTTGCCGAATGTGTAACTAAAATATGATATTTTAGATTCCAATGGGAAAAAAATTCTAATTCACATTCTTCGCATTTTTTAGATTTTTTATTTCCTCCTCTCTTATGTTTTGCAGAATTTATATGTTTAATCCAATCAGAAGGTTTTATTGTAGTATAATTACATACATCACATGTAAAAGTTTTTTTATCATCCATTATATAATATTATAATATAAAAATAATATTTTTATTATAACGAAAAAATATTATAAATAATATTTTTTTTCGCGAATAATAATATAAATGAGTATTTTTATAGATTTGTTTAATAATTTATTAAAATATAATGAAAAAAAAGTATTTATAGCTGTAGATAAATATAATCAAATCTGGTTCAAATTAAAAGATATATTAAAATTATTAGGTTATTCTAATCTTAAAAAAGCATTATATTCATCAAATATAAATAATAGGAAAAAATATTATAAAATTGCAATGTACCCCTCAAGGGATACATCTGTCGATATCCATAAATATACTATATTCATAGATGAAGCTGGTTTATATAAATTATTAACAAATAGTACAAAAGAATTAGCGAAAAAATTTAGGGATGAAATATTCGGTAATATATTACCAAATATAAGACAATATGGTACATATAATATAAATAATAACGATAAAAAAAAATTAAAAGAATTAAATAAAGAAATAATACAACTTAAAAATAATCAAAGAAATATTAAATATCCTGAAGGTAAAGCAATTTATGTTATAAAACAAATAAAAAATAATAAAAAATATTATAAAATAGGCTATACTAAAGATCTTAATAAAAGATTAAAAAATTATAATACAGGAAATGCAAATAAAATATTATATAAATATTTTTGTCTAATTATAGATGAACAAATAGATAAATGTATTAAAAAATATATGAGAAATAAAGAATTTATAAAAAATAAAGAATATTATGTGACTAATATAAAAAATATTATAAAAATAATAAATAAGTGCGATATTAGAATAAAAAATATGTGGTGTGGTGCATGTTTAAAATGTAAAAAACTTGAAAATATAATAACTCATAAATGTAAATATATTGGATAAATTATATATGTTTAGAAATTCTGTTACTAAAAAATTGTTTCGACATGACCTCAATAATTTTTATTCTAATGAGAACTTGCTTTAGCAAGGTCCCATTTCAAAAAAAATTGTTTCTAATGCTAAAGCATTCTCAATACTTTTTTTATAAAATATGATTCTAATATAATCATATTTTTCAAAAAAATTGAATATTAAACTATTTATTATATTTGTTCATTATTATAAAAATTATTATATTATCATGCTCAAATTTATTAAATCTCTTTCTCCTTTTATTGTAGTAAACCAAGCTGAAACTGCTTACCGCCAACTTCTTGGTATGAATCGTGTAAAGCTTGATCCTGGTTTTCGTCTTCGTATTCCTGTATTTCATCAAGTAGATCGTGTAGATATGCGCGAGAGATCGATCTATTTTACAGAACTTAATGGATTTACGTCGGATAACGTCCCAGTATCTGTTTCCGGTACTCTATTTTACAAAGTTACTGATGCAGAAAAAGCTTGTTTTAGTGTATCTAATTATGTCAATGCTATTGCAAGTGTGGGTGAATCTACATCACGTGCAATTATTGGACGATTTGCATATGATAAAATTATATCTCAACGCAATGAAATTAATACAGAACTTGTAAAATTAATTGATACATCGATTGATGAATGGGGTGTATCGTGTAATAGATTTGAGATTACCGAATTTAAACCACAAAATAAAGATGTTGCAAAACATCTTGAGAAACAAATGGAAGCAGAACGTTCACGCAGAGAGAATGAACTTAATACTCAAGCTAAGATTCGTTCTGCAGAAGGTGAACGCGATGCATTAAAACTAAAATCTGATGCTGAATTCTATCAAGTTAAACTTGAAGCAGATTCAAAAGCATATTCCGTTGAAAAAAATGCAAATGCTCTTGCAAAACAAGTAGAAATGCTAAAAAAAGCATTTCCAAATCTAAATGATACCCAGATATCTGACTTTCTCCTTGAAACAGAAAGACAAAAAAATCTTAATGCAATTGCGTTTAATAATAAGAATGCAGTATATTTTGTTGATCCTAAAAACATGTACCCGATGCAAAGACACATCACAATGGATAAACAACAATAATTTATTTAACAATAAGCATATTGACATTTAACAAAAAAGTTGATTTTTATTTATATTATAATAATAATTTAATAAGTTTTATTAAATTTTATAAAATGGATTATAACATAAATAAATTAAATATACCAAATCTATATTCTAATAAAAATGATACATTTATTTCAGAAATTAATGATATACATGAAATTATGTTGAAACCATATGAAAAACGAAAAATATATACTGATAATTATGCATATTGTATAACAAATAATACTGAAATATATATAACAGGAGGAGATTTTGCTACATCAAATATACATGATAAAAAAGAACTATTAAATATTTATAATAAAATGTATTTATTTTTATTTTATGGTTGTTATATAGAAAATCATTCAGATGAAATTGCATACTTGAAAATAATTACATACAATAACTGTAATATAATGCAATTATATCAGCGTTATGATTTTTCGAATACATTGTTTTTCCTTATGAATAGATATGGTTGTAGATGTAATAATCAAAGATCAGATTTTACATTTATAGAAAATATTGTAATAAAAACTAAACAAAAAATAAATGTAAAATATAAATATTTTGATGAAAAAGATATTTTATTTTGTTATAAAATAAAATATATCCATAAAGATTTATATGAATTACAAATATATAAAATAATAAATAAAAAAAACGATGATAGAATAATTATACCCCAAAAAAATAAAGATAACATTATAGAATATTATAATGATATCTATAATCAATGTAATAATATATTTAATCATTGTGAAATGCCAATAGTTATGCGAATTGAAAAAAAAGATCTATTTAATTATTATTATATGTATTATGAAGTTAAAAAATTAGATAATCATTTATCGGAAACTATGTGTTTTAATTATTAAAAAATTTGAAATATAATTTATTTACCATATATTTTATCTAAGATAATTACTTAATAATACATATTATATATTATATAAAAAATGAGTGCACAACAGAATGGTCGAGATTTTGAAAATAAAATACATAAACTTTTAACAAAAACAAATCTTAATGTTTTACGAGAGATTGATATTAAACAACGATTTGGACAGAATATTTCAGGTATTGATCATCTCATCGAATTTAATAATATTTGTTTGTGTTTTCAAGATAAATTTCAAAAAACCACTATATCAAATTCACAAGTAGGACATTTTATAACATGTGTTAATAATATATCGGATATATTGATGAAAAAATGTATTGGAATATTTATATCAAATATTGATTTCTCAATAATATCTAGACAACAGATAAATTTAGAAAATAGTAAAAATAAAAATGAATACATGATTTTATTTGATAATAATTATGTAGAATTGATGAGAAAAATATATTTTTATTTTCATTCAAATGGTATATGGTTTTATGATGGAGAAGATTCTATGATGATATATTAAATAAAAATTGATTTTTTTTAAGTTAACTAAATTATTTTTAAGTTAACTAAATTATTACTAAATTAATTAAATTATTTCTAATGTCTCTTATTGGCTATTGTAACTTCTTACATGATTTTCTTATGGCAGAAATTGAAGTATCGGAATCTGATTATTATCTTGTAAAAAATACTATTTATTATGAGACAAATAAATGCAAAGTAATAAGATTATTTGATGTGTATGATAAGGAAATGACAGATGATAATATGAAAAATAATGTACAATATCAGATATATAAATATTATCCAAATGTTAATAAAGAACTTGTTGAACCGTTTAGATTTACATTGGATAGACTTATATGTTTAGAACAACTTAGACAAAAATTATTCTTCACAAAATCTGAATCTATTTTTGTACAAGATGAAGATGATTCCAATATAGAAGATGAACATAATATTTTTCCGATTGGTACATATTGTGATATTTATAAAAAAAAAGATAATGTAAATATTAATTTTTCTGGATTCCAAAATATCTATACAGATAATGGACGTCTATTTATTAAATTTTTTCATAATAATGGTATTAAAGAAGGAACTTATAAAGTTTATACTGGATACGAAAATGGTTACAAAATAGTTGTGATGGATTTTGTAAATGATGTACAAATTAGTAAACCTATAAAGAGACTTAAACTAGAAAGTGAATAAAAAAATAAATAAAAAAAATTGTTTCAGTTATTCCTCAATAATTTTTTTATAATAAAAAAATTGAATTTCTAAATGTCTGTATTTCATAATATTATAATAAAGTTAACTATATAATTATGTCTCAATATTCCAATACATTTGTTCTTAATGATAATACCAAATACATTCATCCACAATTTTCGCGATTCTTTCCTTCTACAAACATGACAAATACTACATATAATGAAGATGAACCTATTCTTGTAGAAGTTGTACCGGATCCTTCAAATGTTCCACATGAAAATGAAAATGTAGAAGAGCTATGTACTGGCGATTGTCATTCTAATAATTGTACATGTGAACTAAATCATAATGATAATGATAATGATACTGATGATGATAATGATGATGATGATGATAATGATAATGATGTTGATGTCGATGTTGATGTCGATGATGATGTCGATGTTGATGTCGATGATGGTGTAAATATTAATTATAATACACTTGATGAGGAGATTAAGAAGATTCAATCAGAGCTTGAACAGAAACTTAAAATCCAACTAGAATATAAACAACGTCTGGAACGAGAACATCTCCAACGCGAAAAAGAAGAAAACGAACGTAAACGCAAGGAACGTGAAGAACAAGAAAATAAACTTAAATCTGAAAAACGTGCAATGCTTGTTGAGAAGATAAATAAAATTGTATCAGAATATAACGAACAACAAAAGCATTGCGATAATCTACTCAAAACATATAATTCAGAAAATCATAAACTCACACAACTGAATTTAGAATATTATAAACTAAAACATCAACTTGATTCAATTGAAAAACCCCAAGCTGATTTTGACAGTATGAATTCATTTCTATTTCCATTTCTTAATCTGATGAATAATCTGGGTAAATAAATTTTTTTTATAAATTAAAAGTCAATTAATTTAAGATTTTCAATAGCTCTCTCAGTATAACCCATAACTAAATCAAGTAATTCGTTTTGTTTAATTTGATTCAATTCAGTAATAATATTATTTAGTTCAAACTTTTCTTTGCTAAGAAGATGAGCTATAATAAGTGTAAATATCATACAATGTCCAGCATTTACATCATTATTTTTTAAATTTGATGAATTTAAAATATATTTATTAATCTCATTATGATTTGTTATACCGAGCCAACTTTGTTGTTCAATATAAATATATGTTTCATTAAATGTAATATTGAATATATCAATATATGTTTTTAGAAACTTATCAATAATATTATTATTAATGATACCTTTGGTTAAACCATTAGAATCAAAAAATCTTATAATATTAGTTTGTTTATCAATAATCAACATAGTAGCATGACCTGTTTTATTATCTTTTATCGAAAACATTACTGGTATAAATACGTATCTATTTTGATTAGAAATAATTAATTCATACATATCAGTAAATCCAAATGCTTGGAATAAATATGATTTATCAGTTGTATCATAATAGATTACTTGGTATGTATTTGAATCACTAAAAGTAGAATAATCATTTACAAATTCTACATCATTTTTTATATCGTCTAATCTAAAAATAGCATAATTGTTTATATTACACTGTGTTTGATTAACATATAAATTTAGTAATTTAAAATATTTATCAAAAGGAAGTCTGCTAAATGTATCTTTTGATGTTTGATTATAAATAGGTGAAATATAATCAGTAATATGAGTTAAAAGTTCCATTTATTATTTTGATTAAATAATATAAAGTTAACTTTGTTATAATTTTAAAAAATCAATTTTTATTATTTTTTCAGTCGGTTAATGATATTAAACAAAGTAAATTTAGATAATAATTTTATCAAGATTAAGATTCTTTAAAATATCATTATTATTATGGCTGTTTGTTTCCATATATAATCTATTATCACGATTACGAGATTTTTCATATAGATTGACAAATTCAACAACTGATACATCCTTTGTAAATTCATACATATTTATAACATTATTCATAAACTCCAAGCATGGCAATGCATAATGTACATATTGTGAATTTTTTACAATATTATATGAATATAAGATAAGATCGTCGATATTAGGATAAATACCAAATCGTGTTACAAATTCTGCATAATATTTTACACCAGAAAATACCTGTCCAATGGGTCTACGTTCTGGTGTATTTGAAAATATATCAAATGGTTTCATCTTATTATTAACATTATATTTTTGTAAGAAACTATCTTTCCAATGTGTGTTACCGACATACGTAAATGGACGCATAGTTTTTCTGCAAATAACTGAATTGTCATCTACTAGATTAGAATATTCATATAACTTCCACGAATTTTCTCTATTAGCAGGTACCTTGTAAAATTGTTCAAGATTATCAATATTTATATCTAGACTGAATGTTGTAATACTTTCAGATTGAATTAGTTTAGAGAGATTGTAATATATTTTTTTTTCCTCATCTGTAAAATTTTGTGCATATTGTGGTGTTCCACATTCAATAGAATCAAATGGTACAAATTCATAATATGCATTATTTTGTATTACATAATCTCTATATTCCGGAGTAAGTTTATCAAGTTTTACTTGATAATATGGGTAAAATAGAGCATCATATTTATTATGAAATTGTTCAATATGTAGTTGTTTAACATCGTATACAAGACGAGAACATATATTGATTATCTTAAAATATTTATAAAGGTTTTCATTTTGAAATTTATATCCACAAAGATCAAGTAGTTTTAGCATATGATTTACAGACCCTGAGAAGTTTGGAAATGATGAATCTTCTTTATTTTTAATAAATAGTGGTTGCATCAAAGTAAAATATAGACTGTTTGCAAGAGTTGATTTTAGCTGGACATGTTGAACAAGTCCGCTCATAGATAGAGTACAACCTGAGTTTAGTAGACGATAAACCATTTGAGCTTCAAGCATTGGCAGGATATCTGTAAGCCATGGAAGATCTCCAGATTTAACAAGATTATAAATAGTATAGAACCAAATATCAGCATTACCAATTATACCAGATTTACCAAGAACCATTTGTCCAATAGTATGATTTGTTGCTTTTACTGAAAGAGGATCGGTACCAAGAACGAGACAACCACATAAATTACTATTAGTCATTGGCGATTTTGTAGTCTCTAGAGCTATATATGCTTCTAGACTCATATAATGATCTAGACGTTGTTTAATCAAGTCGCGACAATTTTGTGCATTAGATGTATAGAATGTATTAAGCATAATTGAATCTTGTGTTTTTTTCTCAATTTGTTCAAAAATAGGATTACCAGTTTTTATTAAGAGAACCATATTCGGACTCGAATCAAGCATGATAGGACAATCAATAGGTTTCATACTGGTCGGGATATCATTAATTTCATTCATTTGTTGATCGGTAACATTATTTGTCTGAGTAGTTAGACGATTTAATGTGTGTGCTCTGATTTGTGTTGGATCAAACATATGAGAAAGTTTACCATCACACATTTGTAATAGAGTATTAATTTTAGATTGAAAATCATTTCCATTAAATGAATCCTTATAAAAGTTATAAAGATTTTGTGCTGTTTGAATATTTACTGATTTATTATTTTCAAGTTCTTTGTCAAATTGTTCAAGATGAATAGATTTTGATAGTTTAGATTTAACATTTTGTTTAATACGATTACACATTACAAGAATATCATTTCTTAAATTAGAATCACCATTTTTTTACCCATTGTTATAGCTGTAACCATATCAATTAGTTTATCAAAAACAGCATTAATTTCTTCTTCGGTTGTAGCAGTTTTAACAATATTCATCAATTCGTTTCGTTCTTTTTGATTTAGTGAATAAATGGGTTTTATTTTGGAATAATCAGACTGGTTATCATAAAAGATTTCACAATCCCAAGAACCGCGCATAAATGGTGCAAAAACGGAGCAATTTGGAGTTTGATTAGATGAAACATAAGCTGTGACTTTCTTTATATCTAATTTAAGATTTGATACATAATTATCACATTTTGCAATATCACTAATATCTACTTGTCCATCTGTAATAATAATTAATTCAAGTGAATTAGTAGAATTAAGTGTTGAAAGATAATTTCCGATTTGTGATGTAAGAGTACCACAATAACCTTTCATCATATTACACATAGAAATATACGTATTATCATTAAATACTTTATATTTATCATCCCACCCAACAATAATATGATCCTTATTTTTTACATGTTCATTATAAATTTGAAGAGAAAGTTTATGATATTGACGAACACCGCCAGTAGAACCAGACATATCATGAAAGAATATAGTAGTAGTTGACATTTATTGTATAATTAACTATATAATCAATATTCATAACATTATGATAGTTTTTCAATTTTTAAATATATTTTTTAATAATATATTCTTTAATAATATAAATACAAAATGATAGAACCGATTAAAACTGATATATTATTTACTGATTATCAAATAGGTGGTAAAGCAGATGATATAATTGCATATTTAAAAAGTTATGCTTATAAATATTTAAAAACAGACAATAATATACATTTTGAATTAAATGATAAAAATAATAAACAAGATAATAAATTAAAATATTTAGATAATGGCATGTATACTGTAGTTTTTGGTATAAAATTAATTAAGGATACATATAATAAAAAAAACTGGAAAGATGAATTTAATGAAAAGTTAATTTTACGTATTACAACTGAAGAATCAGAAAATATTATTTCATCATATAAAAAAGATAAACCAATTTTTCAAGAAAATTTGATTGATATATATCTATATGGAAGCATTAGAAATAATTTAAAACATATTGGTTATTATACCATAACAAGAGAATACAATACTGATTTTATAAAGTTAAATATTACAAATAAAATAAAAATTATAAAAGATTATTTCAATGTCATAATAAAAGCATCTGAAAATGGTATATTTTTTCGTGATTCAAAATATAAAAATAGTGGTTTTGATATGATTAACGATGAGCCTCGTTTCATTATATTAGATTATGATGATAAAACCTTATTGAAATTAGAAGATTGGTTTCGACAACGGCGTAAAAAAGATTGGTATTTCTTCGGTACATATCCTCCAATTTATATTTGTAATTATTTTATTAATAATAATCCAGATATCAATAATATTACAAAATATGATAAATTATATGTTGGAGGTATGGTCGAATTTATTAATTATATAATGGAATTTAATATAAAAAAATTTTTGATTGAAGCTGCAGTGAATAGTTTTCAAAATAAAACAAATCATACAATATCTCAAACTCCAAAAATAATTAGTTTCATAGAAAATAAATATAAACCAGATATATCATCAAATCTTAATGGACCATTGGATAAAAAATTAATTGATATTGATAAAGTAAAAAAAAATAAGGAAAATGAAATTACTGAATTATTTAAATATTTTTTAAAAGATATTATGATAAAATGTATAAATATTATTTATGACGACGTACTAACAATAGATGAAATTAAACAAAAAATTATTTGCATAGATGGTATATTTTTAGAATGGTTATGTACATTATAAAAAATTGATTTACATAATCATAAATAAAGTATATATATAAAATTATAGAATATAATTAATTGTAATGAAATACACATTGTTTGATAAATGTATTTTAATGATAAATAATAATAATATTGTTGAAAAAATAATAAATCTAACTGATACAAAATCATATGAACGTGTAGGTTCTGGTAAAATGACATTTATAGTAAATAAAGAAATACCACCTATATTTTGTAATATTTTTTATGATTCTATTGACATTCTTAAAAAAGCAAACAAAGAAAAGTTTCCAAATTATGATAATAATAACGATTGTGGATTATGTGTAGATTATTATTCTAATGGAATAAAATTTAAAGAATATTATCAAATAAATAATGTAAAAAATGGTGTATATAGAGAATATTATTCTGATGGTACGATACATATAGAATGTGAATATATTGATGGAAAAATAGAAGGTATATATCTAGAATATGATCAGAATGGAAGACTTATAAAAGATTATAAAAATAAAAATGGTTTATTACATGGTATATGTAAATATAATCAATATTCTGGAACTCTACAAACAATTAATGAAGTTACATATATTGATGGGTTTAAAAATGGGGATTTCAAAACAATAAAAATAGAACAAAATAATGATAATATAATAGAAAATGGTAAATTTATAAATAATTTTAAAGTAGAATATAATTATAAATAAAAGATATGTTCATCCTAATAAAGATAATATTTTTATTGTAGAAAATTATTATGATAATAATAAATTAGAACGAAAATATTATGTAACAAATATTTATAATAATGTTAATAATGTTAATAATATTAATAATACATATGATAAATTAGTTGGAATTGATTGTAAATATTATGAAAATGGTATAGTTGCGTATATACAAAATTATGATAATGATACATCGATAACATTTTATAAAAATGGATCTATAAAAAGTAAAAAACAAAATAATAATGGTGATATTTTAATAGAATATTATTATATTGATGGAAAAATATCATCAATAGAAAAAAATATTAAACCA